ACGATTTCAAACGAAACATACTGGACCGTTGATGAGTCATTTGATTGGCCCTGACAGTGTAGGCGAAGTGCTCTACAGCCCGTCAGGGCACTACACTGTAGGCCCTGACATTTTCTACACCAATCGTGATGCCCTGGCTGCTGCCAATCGTACCGGACAAAAAGTACAATGGCATTATTATGATCAAGTCTGGCGTGATGCACACCAACAGGGAGCCTGGCGACACCAGACGCTGGATCAATTGTACCGAGCTCGAGCACGCCAGATAAGAGAACAATACGACTATGTGGGAGTGTTGTTCAGCGGTGGCTGGGACAGCAGAAACATTATCGAAACTTTCGCCAAAGAAGGTCTACACATCGATGACATTGTGATTTTTGTGGTACCTGAATTGGAAAAAGGCACCGACTATCATAGTCAACAGCCTGCAAACTGGTACGGGGAAATCATGTACCATGCTGTGCCCTATGCCCAGCAGTTTCAGCAACTGCACCCAAACACCAACGTGACCTTGATTGAATGGCTGGACATTGTTGAACAATCATACAGCGATCCAGCTAGTCTACTCAAAGACTCAAGACCCAAACCGGGTGTAATTTTTGGTCGTTGGCTCAGCGTGGCTAGAAATGCTGCTCTTGAAAAACGCATAGGTGGGCGACGAGCCTGCTTGCTCAACGGTACCGACAAGCCTTGCATCATACAAGACAGCACACGAGCGCAGGCATTCTTCCCCGAAGGTCTCATGCGACTCAACAGTTACTGCACCAAGTCCAACGGATTTCCCGATAACGTGATCTGGGAACCATTTTACTGGACTCCAGATCTGCCAGAGTTGGCCATTCGAGGATGGTACGAGCTCTTGAATCTTTGTCGCAGAGATCCGCTGGTTGATCGTGCTCACAGCTATCACCAAACCCTGGAAACCCGCACAGCAACAAAAATGAGCAGGCATGTTCAAGACGCCATGCGACAGTGTTTGTATCAGGGTTTCGATTCCAGTGCCTGGCAGGCTGACAAGCAAAGTGATTTTGGCTTTTTTATGGAAATCGAATTGCCTGTGTTGAAAATACTAGAGCAACGAAATAAAAATCTACGAGCAGTTCTAGGCGAAGTTCTAGGCGAAACTGCTCGTATGCTAGGTGAAAGTCAGGTCAAAATTGGCGACAGAACCGCCAATGGACTGGTGCCTTGGGTTGACAAACCCATGTATCAAGACTATACTGTACTAGACTATACAAGTTTCTTGAGCAACATGTTTGACCTAGATGTCAGTGTGGTGAATCAAGGGCTACATAGTCAACTAACTTAAATATTGTATGAGCAACGATCTAGCAAAATTCCTCAATTCACGACGCCGTCACAAAACTGACGTAGCCATTGCTAGGCAAGTCAAGATTGCCAAGCAACACGGACTAGGGTTCAATGACAAACATATCAAGGAACCACATCGTCATGCCAAACACCATGCCATGGACTGCGGGAACCCACATTGTTTCCTGTGCGGCAATCCACGCAAGACTCACAAGGACAAACTTACTGCACAAGAAAAACGTTTGTTCCAAGACCTAGACAACAAAACAGATCGACATTCCAACGGACTACCACCAAATGAAGAAACTTGATGAATTAACCGGAATTACCAGCGGCGGCGCTGTAGAAGCAGTGGGCAACAGATACGACCTTGTACTGATTGCAGCCGCTCGTACTCGCGAACTCAGTTCAGGACATCAGCCCAAGGTGTTCAGTAGACACAGTGCCGGTGTCACTGCACTGGGCGAAATTGAAATGGGCTTGATTGGTCGCAGTTATCTGCTCAAAGACCCGCCACAACATCACAACAGGTCACGCGGAAGAAAGTAATACTTTGGTATAACTTGACTCGAATTTCCTGCTGTGCTACAATAACACATTAGGAGATTGTAATGCCCTGGATCGAAAACGTTGCCGCCGCTGATGTGCCCATGCGGTTTCATCACGAAGCTGGCACAAATAGCATGCTGATCCAGATTATGGATCCTGCTACTAGTTGGTGGCCTACTCCGGCACATGAGTTCAAAGAAACATATCGTTTTGAATTCCTGGATGCCGAAGATAAAGACGGCTTTCCTGAAGAAGCAAAGATCAGCGACGAGCAGGCAGCAGAGATTGTTCGCCTGCTCAAACATGCACTAGACAACAAGATGAACGTGGTGGTGCATTGCTATGCAGGGCTGTGCCGAAGTGGTGCCGTGGCCGAAGTTGGTGTGATGATGGGATTTCAAGATTGCGAACGCACTAGAATTCCTAATCTGCGAGTAAAGCAAAAACTGATGCGTCAGCTGGGTTGGACTTACGACAGCAATGAACAGCCCTATGACCATGCCATGGATTGGCGCAACAACAAAATTGGTTGGGAGAGGTAATCTCCCGTCAAGGAGATTATCGTGAACAAACTAGTAAAAGACAGAAAAGTTGCTGTGTTGATATCGCGAGGCTTTGGCGCCGGTTGGTACACCTGGAACACTCAATACCCTGACATGATTTTTGATCCTGGTATGGCAGACCTTGTGCTCAAGGGCGACTTAGAACAGATGCGAACCTATGCCGAACTCAAGTGGCCCGATGCTTACTTGGGCGGGCTGGAGGATCTAACTGTGGAATGGGTCGATCAAGGTCAACAAATAAAAATAGACGAGTATGACGGTAGCGAAACCATTGAGTACCGTGACTCCAACGATTGGATAACTGTTTAAGGAGGCCATATGCCTGCTACATTTTTAGTTTCGGACACGCACTTCGGCCATGCCGGTGTGTGCCGCTTTACCCATCCCGATGACGTCACTGTAAAGTTGCGCCCCTGGGACGACCCGGATGAGATGGACGAGGAAATGGTGCGTCGTTGGAACGAAACTGTACGTCCCAATGACAAGGTCTATCACTTAGGTGATGTTGTCATTAACCGCCGAGCGTTAAAGACATTGAGTCGTTTGAACGGCGACAAAGTGTTGATCCGTGGCAATCACGATATCTTTCGTGATGAGGAATACCGAGAGTACTTCCGTGAATTACGTGCGTACCATGTTTTAAACGGCATGATCTTGAGTCACATTCCTGTACACGAAGCTTCCTTGGGTCGCTTTGGTGTCAACATTCACGGACACTTGCATGCCAGTCGTGTCAAAAGGGCTCGTGGTGTAGATGCCCGGACCGGTGCTGTGTTATACTCAACAGAAAACGACGTTCGTTACCATTGCGTATGCGTGGAGCAAACTGATTTCCGCCCTATCTTGTTAGAAGACGTCTACAAGCGTATCGAGGCAGAAGGTGGGGAAATAGGGTTTAAAAACGGCAACGGCCCTGCAATGTAATACTTGAGTATTACTTTTAAAACCCTGCACTGTGCAGGGTTTTTCTTTGACTGTAAATTCGCAATTTGCTACAATAGAAGCACTTAGACAGCAAAGGAACTGCAATATGAGCAAGATGAGCGAACTGGTAATTGGCATCGAAGACCTGCTGGAGCAGGGTATGAGTTTTGCCGAAGTGGCTCGCAATCTGGAAATTCCTGTTCATTTTGTTGTTGAAGCTGCCGAGCTCATTGAGCAAAACCAACTGGAAGACTGTAGTCCTTTTGCAACAATCAACAGTTGACCAAAAATTTCCAATTTGCTATAATAACGACTTAGCAACATTTTTTTAACCCTGAAAGGTAACACATGTCTGATTCACGCACCGTCACAGCCGTCCAGGCTCGTAAGTCCCTGCTTCTTGCATTCAAGGTGCAACGTCCTTTGTTCCTGTGGGGTCCTCCTGGCATTGGCAAGAGTGAACTGGTAGAAGGCATTACCCGTGAACTTGGCGGTCTCATGATCGACCTGCGTCTGGGTCAGATGGAACCCACTGACATTCGTGGTATTCCGTTCTACAACAAGGACACCGGCAAGATGGACTGGGCTCCTCCTGTAGAACTGCCCGACGAAGAACTGGCCAGCCAGTATCCCATTGTGGTGCTGTTCCTGGACGAACTCAATTCGGCCCCCGCCTCAGTGCAAGCGGCTGCCTACCAGCTGATCCTGAACCGCCGAATTGGCAAGTATAAGTTGCCGGACAATGTTGTCATGGTTGCTGCCGGTAACCGTGAAAGCGACAAAGGTGTTACCTATCGCATGCCTACTCCGCTGGCAAACCGCTTCATTCACCAAGAAATGAAGGTGGACTTTGCTTCCTACCAAGAGTGGGCTGTGCAGAACAAGATCCACAAGGACGTAGTCGGTTACTTGAGCTTTGCCAAGCAAGACCTTTACGACTTCGACGCTAAATCCGCAAGCCGTGCATTCGCTACTCCGCGTTCGTGGACCTTTGTGAGCCAACTGCTCAGCGACGACAGTGTGGACGATGAGACACTGACCAATCTGATTGCAGGTACTGTAGGTGAAGGCCTTGCTGTGAAGTTCATGGCACACCGCAAGGTTGCATCTAAGATGCCTAACCCTGTAGACATCCTCAAAGGCAAGGTCAAGGACCTCAACGTCAAAGAAGTCAGTGCTATGTACTCGCTGGTGATCTCCATGTGTTATGAGCTCAAGGCTGGTGTTGAGAACAAGATTCCCGACAAAGACTTCCACGAGATGGCCGATAACTTCCTGGGCTACATGATGAAGAACTTTGAGACTGAACTGGTTGTGATGGGTGCTCGTATTGCTCTTACCACATACGATCTGCCGTTCCTGCCTACCAAGCTCAAGAACTTCGACGAGTTCCACAGCCGTTATGGCAAATACATCCTGCAAGCTTCTGCTTGATAGGAGCTACAACAAGGGGCTTCGGCCCCTTTTTTTATGCGTTACAAGATCACAAAAATGGACGGTAGGTATAGCCACTACGGCTACACTTACCTGTTGGAGTTTTCAAGGTCGGTGCGATACGGCACTGGTGTGTTGGACTTTGATCGTGCACGCCGTTGGTTCAATGTCACGTTTGGTTGGAGTCAAGATGTTGAGACTCGTGCCAAGATGTTTGAGAATCGACAATACAACAAAGAAGCATACGCCCCCGATGATATCAATCACGTCTGGGCTTATGCTGTCAAATACGGCGACTACCGAATCTATATCAAAGATGAGCAAACTCTAAGTTGGTTTGTGCTGGCACACCCAAATGAAATCTAAAGTCATTGTCAAAAAGAATTTGATCATTTTTCGTAACCCCGGAGAGTGGTCTGACATCTATGCTCGAATTCTCCGAGAATTTGGCATGGGCATGGCTGTGCGTACACGACTACGGCGCGAGCTTGGATTTACCTACAGAACCTTTCAAGAGTGGATTGTATTTGATCGATCGGGTGATCGCGAGCGCAAGTACTGTGAAGATCAAATACACCTAGATTTTTACAACGAAAGTGCACAGAGTTGGTTTATCCTGCGCTACTTAAACAATCCTGCAGACGCAGACACACAATAGCACAAAAGAATCGCTGTAAAACGTCCAAGGCCTCAAAAATGTATACTTTTTTAGTACTACATTTTTGGTTGACCCAAAATCGCCAATTTGCTATAATATACACATAGACAGCAAGGAGCACTCAATGATTGAAAACGGCGATGCAGTCCACATTATCCAGATCAACATGGCAGATCCGGGACAGAACCCTGATTGGGACAATGTGGGTGTCTACCAAGATCGCGACCAAGCACTGGCTCAAATTGAGTGGATGAAAGGCGAATACGGTGATGAAATCGAATACCGTATTGATGTTATTAACTTCTACACCAAGGCCTAACATGAACATCCAAACCGTCCGCGACTACCTGAAGCGCACCATTGAAGGCAAGCAGGAGTACCTAGAAGAAGTACGCCAAGCCCGGGCCAACAACGGCTACGCTCCCGGCGATCTTACCCAGGATGCCGCCCTGCACGCCACGCAAGAGTTCCTGAAGATCAACATCTTTGAGCTCAAGAAGATCCTAGCAGACATTGAAGTGTGTTGCGAAAAAGCCACAGAGCAAAGTTGGCGTGAGAACCCCGACCGTAGCGGCGGGCAGTTTACACAAGACGAAATCAACAATGCAGATCGCTGGGTTTGACCAATAAATTGCGATCTGCTATAATGTACACATATTCACACAAGGACTCACATGCACTATTTCAACTCTGATGTTCTTCACGCTCGTGCTGGTACTACTGCTACCAAAGAAGACAAAGAAAAATTTGCCAATCTCATTGGTCCCATGGATCCTGCTCTGGATCGCAAGGTACGTGAAAAA